AGATGACAACTCTTTCGGAGACAGAACTTGCAAGTGTGGACATACTTTGGGCAATCAATCCATCCAATAGTTCTCATGGTAATGAGTTTAAAAATGCGATAGACCGTATCAAAGAGCGTGTTGATGAGGGTATGATACTGGTGATACATGATCGTCAGGTGGGTAATGCAGAGAACATTCTATTCGGAGAAGAACCAGCAGACATAGTGCGTAAGTTTACAAACAGTCGAGCCATAGATGTAGTCGATGAGAATACAGTTGTCGGAGAAGGGCCTGGTGGATTGCTTACGGATAGTTCAATAGATGGTGGAAATAGTTCTAATCATGGATACACTAAAAGAGAGACACTACCAGAAGACTCCCTTGCATTGCTGACCACCAGTGATGAGGATGAGGTTGTTGACTTTGCATACAAGTATGGTGAGGGAGCTGTCATATATTCGTCTATTCCCCTTGATTTCTATTTGAGTGGATACATGGCAAATTTCAAGAATATCTATGCACCCAATATACTACAATTTGCGGCATCACTTGTTACAGACGGTTATAACACAATAGAGGGTACAGAGTCAAGTAATATTGTTGCAGGGACGGCTAACAACGATACACTCAAAGGATTGGGTGGTAATGATACGATATTTGGATTGTACGGTGATGATAAGATAGAGGGTGGTGCTGGTGTGGATACGATTACTGGTGGTAGTGGTAGTGATGTATACATATATCGTAGTGAAAGTGATTCACCAGTTGGTGCAGGGGATATCATCAAAGGTTACGAGGAAAACGAACAATTTGACATATCTGATTTAACTTCCACATTTAATATAGTACCGGCTTTTACTGGTGGTTCAACACCAGAAGTTGTGTACAATTCAAACACCAAACTATTACAACTGGACTTAGATTCGGATGCAACTGCTGATATGGAAGTGACACTTGAAGATTATAACGGTTCTTTTGAAGAAGGAACTTATCAAGGGGTATTGACATAATGTGTCTTTTCTTGTATATTAGAACAGTATAAGGAGACATATATGCCAGAAAATTATACATACGTATCTCGCGATAAAGACAACTGGACTTCTATACTCATTACAAAAGGTGACTATGAAGGTGTTATATATCAGTATGGTAGAGTATCCGTAGCTGAAAAAGAAAATGATGAAGGTAATTTACCTTTGTCATTTAAGTTTAACGTCTTAGACTACAATAATCATAATGAAGAAGAATTAAAGGCATCAGTAGAATTTAAAGATACTATTGGAGACATTCTAGTGGAAATACTAGATAAACAACTGGAGGCTGGTAATCTTGAATATAACAATTGAAAGAACAGCACTCACACAGCTTGTAACGAATGAACAGTATGCACGTAAGGTATTACCATTCATCAAGAAAGACTATTTCTCTGATAAAATAGAGAGAACAGTATTTGAAGAAATCACTAACTTTGTTGATAAGTACAACAAAATTCCAACTCAAACATCTCTGGAGATAGAGGTATCAAATCGTAAGGATTTGAATGAAACGGAATATGAAAAGGTTGTCGAGGTCATAAAAACATTGGAGTCTACGGATGTTGACTTTGACTGGCTCGTAGACACAACTGAGAAATTTTGTAAAGATAAGGCGGTATATAATGCGATTGTTGAAGGAATTGGAATTATTGAAGGAAAGGATAGAAATAGAGATGCAGGAGCTATCCCGAGCATTCTTACGGATGCCCTTGCTGTGGGTTTTGATAATCACATTGGTCATGACTATTTGTTGGATTCAGACTCCCGATATGAGTATTATCACACAGTAGAAGAGAAGATTCCATTTGATCTGGACTTCTTCAATAGAATAACCAAGGGTGGACTACCACCTAAGACACTCAACATTGCACTTGCTGGTACTGGTGTCGGAAAGAGCTTGTTCATGTGTCACATGGCTGCAAACTGCTTATCCCAAGGTAAAAACGTCTTGTACATCACTTTAGAGATGGCTGAGGAACGTATTGCTGAAAGAATAGACGCGAACCTCATGAATATCTCTATGGAAGATTTGCATGACCTACCCAAACAAATGTACGATAATAAGATAGAAAAGATTATCAAGAGTACAAGTGGTAAACTCATCGTAAAAGAGTATCCGACAGCATCTGCTCACTCTGCACATTTCCGAGGCCTGATCAAAGAACTTGCAATCAAGAAATCTTTTAAACCCGATATCATATTCATTGACTATCTAAATATCTGTGCAAGTAGTAGGTTCAAGGGAGCAACCAATGTCAACTCTTATATGTACATTAAGTCAATTGCAGAAGAACTTAGGGGATTGGCAGTTGAGACAAATCTTCCGATTATGTCAGCAACACAGACCACTAGATCAGGTTTCGTATCTACGGATATTGGTCTTGAAGATACATCTGAAAGTTTTGGTCTGCCTGCAACGGCTGACTTCATGTTTGCGCTCATTAGTAACGAGGAACTTGACGAACTCAACCAAATTGCAGTCAAACAACTCAAGAACAGATACAATGACCCAACAATGAACAAACGGTTTGTAATCGGTATAGATCGAGCCAAGATGCGGCTATTTGATGTAGAAATGAGTCAACAAAACATCGTGGATGCAAATCAAGTAGAGGATTCATTTGCTGAACCTGTATTTGACAGAACATCATTTGGAAAAGAACTTAGAGATTTTAAAGTATAAAGGATTATATCATGAATAGACATGAAAGAAGAAAATTGAAGAAAAGAGAAAAGGATGGGGATGTTTCATATTTTAAACCAAAAAATATGACTCCTTTCATGTTAGGATCATACATTTTAAAATTTGAGGTTCCCATGAAAATGGTGGATGAAATTAATAAATCTTATGATGAGGCAAACGATTTATCAGCACACAATGATCAATTGGCGGGAAAAATACAAGAAGAATTTAAATGTACAGAGATTTTAAGTGAGTCAACAAAAAATACGTTTACTGCTTGTTTTCAAAAGTATTTACAACAAATTCAAAAGCCTTACTGGCATTGTATATTAGACATTGCATGGATAAATGACATGAAGGCAGGAGAATATAATCCATTTCATTATCATTCTAGTAAATTAACTGATGTTGGACTGTCATCTGTTTTGTGTTTGAAAAAACCAAAAGATTATGGTATCGAATATTCAAGAGAAGAAACACCTTGTAATGGATGGTTAGAATTTAACGGTGGACAGCAAGACCCTCTCTCTATATCACAATTAAGACAAAATGTAGAGCCCGGTGATTTGTATATTTTTCCATATACCATGTTACATGGTGTATATCCATTTAACAATACCGATGAAGTAAGAAGAACTATGTCTTTTAATTGTAATTTAATTAAACCTGACTTGATTCAAGAACAATGAGATGCTAAATGACAATATTACTTATCACATTATGGTTCTCTGGACACTCCATCACGATAGATGTTGAACGCGTGTATGGCATCAAAACTATGGACGCATGTAATTTTATTTTAAGTACAGTGGTGCAAGAGTATGGTGCGAACAAGGGTTTATGTTTCAACGGTGATATACGGAATGAATTGGAAGAGTCTTAATGACAGATATAGATGATTTTGATCGTTTTGCAAACGAAGTTGCAGAATGGTTAGTAGAAAAATACGGAGAATATCAAGACCCAATGATGATGGGTGGTGTACTCATGCGAGCCACAATGGAACTGTATCTAAGTCGATTAAGTGACAATGACGTTCATAATTTACTGGACGTAGTATCAGAGTCCATACCCATGATAAGAAAACAACAGGTAGAGAGAAGTCAACATCTACACTCAGGCAATAAAATATTACATTAGGAGAACATATCGTGTATTTTGTATTTACGAAGGAAAACTGTGACTACTGTGATGCAGCAAAACATTTACTCAAATCAGGTAACATTAACTACGTAGAATGTCTTCTGGATACACCAGAGAAGATAGAAAAGTTTAAAAGGGAAACAGGAGAGAATACAGTTCCCCAAATATGGAGAGAAGATGGTAAACATATCGGTAACTATGAGGGCCTCAGAAACTATATCGAAGTTCACCTAAAAGCAGTAGTGGCCAAAACATTTAACAGCAGTAACCCATTATAATCAAAAATAGGAGATATTATGTATACAGTCTATACTACTGAGAATTGTATTTTCTGTTCAAAGGCGAAAACTCTATTAATCGAACATAATCGTGAGTTTGTGAACGTGATATTAGATACACCACAAAAGAAATCGAAATTCAAAGAAACTACTGGTCTAAAAACAGTACCACAAATCTATACGGATACGGGCCATCATATCGGTGGATACGAAGAACTAAAGAAATATCTTACATCACCATGAAAGTACTATACAATGGCTCCTGTCCTATATGTAGTAAAGAGATAGACCATTACAAAAAACACTCAACGAATATAGAATACGAAGACCTAGAAACCATTCTATGTTTCTCCGCTTGGGGTATAGACAAAGAAGAGGCTAAAAGAAAACTTCACGTATACCATGATGAAACTGTATATACAGGAGTCAATGCATTTATAGTACTATGGAGAGAAATACCAAGATATAAGTGGTTAGCCACTCTTGTATCATATCCCATAGTATATCCTCTTGCAAACATCGTATATGATAACCTACTTGCTCCGATATTATACTTCATAAATCGAAAATGAGCAAACACAAACACCATATCATACCAAAATATAAATGTAAAGAACTTGGTATAGACCCTGATTTTCCAGAAAATATTGTAGAAGTAACTAGACTAGATCACGCCCTCATTCATTGGGGATATAAGTGTGATGATCTAGAGCCACTATTTAAGTATGTTAGACCATCACAAGAGATAATAGACCTTATTCCTAGAGGAGATGATAGGGATGTAGGTGCAGCTGTAATACTTGCAGAAGGAGAGATAGATGGTATTGTACCAGTGAGAGGCAATGATCACCCAGATTATATACCTGTTTTAGATTTGGATGGTAATGAAGTTGAGGGTTCTGAAGATTGGCCCGACACAAAAAGGTACTATTATAGAAGATGTGTAAGTAAAGGAAAACAACCTAAGACACATGAAGAACGTGCCATCATTAGAAAAGAAAAGGAACTAGTATATAGAGAGAGAAAGAAAATAAGAGAAGAAAAAAAAGTAGAACTTTTAAAAGTTGCCCATGAAAACAATAAAACAATAGAAGCGGTAAAAAGTTTAGAATGGTATCGTACACAAAGAAAAAAAGGTATAGACCCCGCTAAAAAGTATAGAGAGACTCACAGAGAAGAAAATAAAGTGTATGCAAGGTGGTATTATTACAATGTGCAGAAACCAAAAAATACGAAGAAGAAACTAGAGAGACAAGGAGTAGGTACATTAGAAGGGTTTCTGAAATAATCGGAAAGAAATCCTATGATATCCCAAGAATACCCAATTAGCTAAAAAGGCGAGAATAAAGGCTAAGTTTGGCACATTAAAGTTTCCAGCCTATCAACAAAATTCTCACACACTCTCAGAAATTATCGAAGAACCCTCTATATAGTAACAGTATATGGCTGCGCTTGCCGCTACTATCATGGCGCGAGATATATGTCAAGTAAAAATAATTGCAAATAATTGTGCGATTATCCTTGACAATCCCTTGACAGCCCTGTAAGCTTAGCTATGTAAGATGGTTAAAGGAATTGTTTGAGGCCCAAGAGAAAATTACTGGTGAGACTGCTGGAGCTGTAATAGCTAGATTAACTGATAGTCTCTTAAAAAAGTTTCTTTTACTGCAAATTTTCTCTTGACATTTTATTTCTTCTGTGATAATATAAGACATAATGAGAGAGGGACTTGGAAAGAATGATTTGACGATAACGTAAACCCCAGTTAAACCGTGAGTAGGCTCTGTCTGTATGAGGTGAAAGCTATTGGGGTCGGGGGGTGATACAGACTACCTCTGGAGAATTATATTTCCCCTTCAGAGGTACGAGCAAGAGGGACGCAGCTCATGTAAGACCATACTAGGTACGTTCTAGATGGCAGCTTAAGGCGGGGAATGATCGTTGGGTTTATGATCTGAGGTGGACCCGCCTAATAGGGGCACGAACCTGTCGTTGTGAGTGTGACCAATAAACTCTCTGGTGTTAAGTTCTACCAAGCCTGAGCTACTCATCAAGGACTCTTTAGCGAGAGTTCCTTGGTGGGGCCTTTTAAAGAGAGGGTCATTAAGGTTGGTTGGCCCACATTGAAAGTTCTCTTTGTTATGAGTGTGGGGGTTCGTGTTGACCCCTCTCTTTTTATGAAAAGGCGGCCTTTAAAACTGTGCACTCGGAGTGTAATCTATAAATGTAATAAGTATCCAATCAAATATTTCTCAGAAAGGCCATACCCCGCAAAACGAGCAGAAAGCTCTTGACTTAACGAGTACATTGTGTTATAGTCTATATCATGATAAGAACGATACTAATATTAACCATAGTGAGTTTAATCATACATATCATAGAGCTAATAGTGGATATATATCCATTGTTATAGGAGAAAGTTTAAGTGAGTGATTTTTTAAAGAATATTGTAAAGGAAGTCGGTAATGAGTATGCATCCATTGTAGATGATGGTGTAGAGGCAGGAGATGTATCTACGTTCATTGATACTGGTTCTCATATACTCAATGGTTTGTTGAGTGGTAATCTGAACGGTGGACTACCAGCAAATAAGATTACAGCACTAGCTGGAGAGAGTGCAACTGGTAAGACATACTTTCTTATGGGTATCGTGAAGAACTTTCTCGACATGGACAAAGAGAGTGGTGTCATATACTTTGAGAGTGAAAGTGCAATCACTAAGCAAATGGTGATTGATCGTGGTATTGATCCGAAACGTATGGTGATCTTTCCTGTTACCACTGTACAAGAGTTTCGTACACAAGCGCTCAAGGTACTGGACGGTTATTTGGCTCAAAGTGAGAGTAGTCGTAAACCGCTGTTTCTTTGTCTTGACTCTTTGGGTATGCTGAGTACTACCAAGGAAGTCGAGGATACCGCAGAGGGTAAAGAGACACGCGATATGACACGAGCACAAGTTCTCAAAGCAGCGTTTCGAGTTCTCACGTTAAAGCTTGGGCGAGCGAATGTGCCAATGGTAGTCACAAATCACACCTACGAGAGTATGGGTCTATTCTCTACGAAAGAGATGGGTGGAGGCTCGGGATTAAAATACGCAGCGAGCAGCATCGTCTATCTGAGCAAAAAGAAAGAGAAAGACGGTACGGATGTTATCGGTAATATCATTCATTGTAAGAACCACAAGAGTCGTTTGACTGTTGAGAACAAGATGGTGGATGTTCGATTGACCTATGACAAGGGATTGGATAGGTATTACGGATTGCTGGAGCTGGCAGAGAAGTACGAGGTGATCAAGAAGATGGGTACTCGTTACGAGATCAACGGTGCAAAGCTGTACGGCAAAGAGATACTTAAAAATCCTGAGAAGTATTTCACAGAGCAGTTGATGCACGATCTAAACCTTGCAGCAGAAACGGAGTTTAAGTATGGTCAGAGAAGTGACGAAGAGTGAGTACGAGTTCAATCAACGGTGGTACAAGCATCTCTGCGAGCGAAGGTTGCAACTTATGAGATCAGAAGCCTTCTATGCAAAGGAACGGCGTCATGTCGAAAAGGCAATAACATTATTTCAAGTAGATGGTAGATGGAATGGAGAGTACATTGAAGACTAATTTTCAAAGAGTGAAAGAGTTCATGGAGTCCTTTGGACAGGAAGTAAAATCAAAGCCAGATTGGCCAAATGATGAAACGATGGAGCTTCGTATTGATTTGATTGAAGAAGAACTAGGAGAGTTAAAGGATGCTATTCTATCTGCTGACGGTACACTGGTTGATGTTGCTGATGCACTATCGGATTTACTCTATGTAGTCTACGGTGCGGGTCATTCGTTTGGTATTGACCTTGACAGGTGTTTTGCAGAGGTTCATCGTTCCAATATGAGTAAGCTAGATGAGGATGGAAACCCTATCTATCGTGAAGATGGTAAGGTTCTCAAGGGGCCCAACTTCTCTGAGCCAGACTTGACTAGCGTTCTCTATTGCACCGATGAGTACAATAAGAGGCGAACCGAAAAACGAAAGTCCTGGCAACAACTCTTTATGGAAGAACAATTAGGATATTACAATGAAGAACATGAAACCACTTACACTTTTGAAGAGTATTATGATGCTATCATTAGTAAAAAGATTAAAGTTCATTATGACTGGCAACAACTATTAGGAATTACAGATGAGTGATACGGAGCAAGCTACACTTTTGAAGGATATCGTAAAGCTTCAGGACCAGTTGCAGAGTGCATATAAACGTGTTGGAGAATTAAAAACAAGTAGTAATGATCAAACTGTAAATCACGAAGCCACCTATCAATCTGTTGTATTAGGAACACCTATTCTAAGGTTTGAGTTACCTGTATCGGTGGTCGATCAAATAAATTATTTGTGTGATAACACAGAAAATTTGGAGAGGTATAATGATAGGCTTGCTGGTAAGATAAAGGATGAGTTTAACATTACACCCTTTGTTGATGAAGATATTAGAAATGTTTTTCTAACTTGTTTTAACCAGTATCTTACAGTTGCTCAAAAACCTAATTGGAATTGTTCTTTAGATGAAGTGTGGTTTAACGATATGAGAGCAAATGAGTATAACCCCTTTCATTTTCATAGGACTGCAGTTACAGATATAGGGTTATCATCAGTACTGATGTTAAAAAGACCTAGCACATATGGAGAAGAATACTCTAAGGAAGAAGAACCTCGTAATGGTTGGTTAGCACTTATCAGTGGCTCTCAAGACCCTCTATCAACTTCAATGTATCAGATGGATGCTCAGGTTGGAGACTTATTCATCTTTCCTTATACACTACTTCATGGTGTATATCCATTCAATGGAACGGATGAAATACGTAGAACATTATCTTGGAATTGTAATTTAGTAAGAAACAGCAAGAAAACGGAGAAGTGATATGCTGACTATTGGTAATGATGTTAAGTTTGTTGATGAGTACGATGTTACTTATGAAGGAACTTTGGTGAATGTGCTATCTGATGCTCATGACGATGTACGTTTGAATGAAGGGGAAGTAGAGTATTGGTCGAAAAAAACCAAGAAGTACGTTCCCATTCGTGAAAAGCACAAGGACGCAGTATTCTTTGAAATCGAAACTAAAAAGGGATTTCATTATGCTTATAGGAATGAGATTGTCTAAATAAGTTCCATGCTATTAAGAATAGTTGAAACAGACACACA